GAGCAATCTAACATTTCATTCATTATTTAATTGCATCAAACCTTTAAATGATATGGGACACAATCTTAGGATTGAAACACTTCCAACTGAATCTTTAATCAATCGTGCTAGAAATAAGTTTGTAACTAAGTTCCTGGATAATAAAGAATTTAATGGTACTCATTTATTATTCATTGATGCTGACATAGGTTTTACATTACAGAATTTGTTAAGAGTTATAGAGTTTAATAAAGAAGTTGTTACATGCACATATCCTGTAAAAGGATTCTACTGGCAGCAATTACTAGATCGTATCAAAGAAAATAATAATATAGATGAACAAACAATGCGTGATTATCTTTTGCAGTTTAATGTTAATCTATATCCTAACACAGAATTTAAACAGGGATTCGCAAGGGTAAAAGAAAGTGCCACAGGTTTTATGATGATTAAACGTGAAGTCTTTAATGCAATCATGGATAAGAATCCTCAGCTTAAATACAAACCAGATCTAAGAACAGGAATAGAAGGATCAGATAATGCTTATGATTTCTTTCCTGTTGGAATTTATAAAGAAAAAGATGGTGTTAATAGATTCTTATCAGAAGATTATTATTTTTGTAGATTAGCTGAAGAGTGTGGCTTTGAGATCTGGACAGATCTATCTACGCCTATAAATCACTTGGGAAGCACAGAGTATTATGGTAGTTTTATTACTCAACTAAACAGGAAATAATATGATTACACTTATTATTGGTTTACTAGCTGGAGGTTTCATTGGTTATGCTTATAAAGATGAAATCAGCAAAGCTATTGAATCTATCAAATCAATCTTGAAAAAATAATAGTTAAACCTATATATACTTCATTAACCAATGGAGAATATAATGTTAAACTATACTGATATTAAAAACTACTGGACTAAGTTCTATGCAGATGCTTTTGAAGATGCAAAATCATTCTGGAAGAACTACGCAGATACAGTAGAAAAATTATATAAAAAATAAATAAATAATAGTTATAAAACAATAAGTTATAAAAAATAATTTTATTTACTTATTATTCAATTAACTTTATCTCGCACATGCCAAACCAACTAATAGGAGTTAGCATGGCAAAAAAAAAGAAATCAGCTGAAGATATTATCTATGAGATTAAAGATCTCCTTGATGATCTTGAGCTAAAGATAAATCCAGAAGATTCTTATGATGATGAATCAGAAGATGAGGATCTTGATTTAGACGAAGAAGAAGACGAAGACGAGTAGTCTATATAATGGGGGTGGTGAATAGCCACCCTTATTTACTTATCCACATTTTAGTATAACTAATCATAATGAAATTTTTATTAGTATTTACAGTTTGCTCAATGGTTAATGGCAACTGCTTAGACACTATGAGTACAGCTAAGAAGTTTGATACCTTTAGAGAATGTACCATAGCTGGTTATGAGTTTATAGCAGAACAGAATAAGCTATTCCCATTAGATCAGTTTGAGAAAGTCAAACCATCCTTTCATTTTGACTGCATAGAAACAGCAGAGCAATCTACATAATTACAATCTATAATTGACTTTTGGATAACACTATATATGGTGTGTCAATGAGAAAGAAACACAAGACAGTATCTGCAACAGCTATAAGACTATCTTCTTATGAGAAGTATTCTTCAGAACGTATGGATACAATTATTAAAAGATTAGATGATCTTACAGTTGAGGTAAAAGATCTTAGAACTGATGTGAGTATGGGTAAAGGTGTCATAGCATTTCTAGTAGTCATTGGTAGCATAGCAGGTTCAATAATAGGTTTCTTTCAATTCAAAAACTAAAAGGGTTTACAATACTGATGAAGAAATCAGACAAGGGTTTAGTATCAGAGGCATTAGCACAAGCACACTTTGCTAAAGATCCTGACTTAATTGTATTCACAGCACTAGGTGGTGTTGGTCCAATAGATCTTGTTGTATTTAATACTAAGACAAAAAAATATACTAACTACGATGTTAAGACTGTGTCATATAGAAAGTCAGCTACTAAATACGCACACAAAAAGAATGATCGTATCAATAGATCTCCATCTAAAATACAATCCACTATGAATGTTAAGATTGTATATGTATATGAAGATGGTAAAATATTAATCAAATGAATTACGAAGACGTTAAGACTAGAATAAAGAAACACGAAGGTTTCTCTGCCAAAGTTTATTTAGATTCACTTGGCAAAGGTACTATTGGTTATGGTCATCTACTTACTGAAGATGATGATTTTGAAGAAGGTATTATCTACGACAAAGCTATACTTGAAGCATTGTTTGATAAAGATTTTATTAAAGCTAAACAAGGTATGGAAGAATTAGTTGGCACACAGCCTTTACCTATGCTTGTTAAAGGAGTTATTATTGAGATGGTATTTCAATTAGGAAAGACTGGTGTATCTAAGTTTAAGAATATGTTTGCAGCTTTAAACGAATTTGATTACACAAGAGCTGCAGCTGAAATGCTTAACTCAGCCTGGTATAGACAAACGCCAAGCAGATGTGAAGAGCTGGCTAACTTAGTTAGGAAGTGTGAAATATAATGTGGTGGAATATATTACCTACTGTTTTTAAAACTGGTGCTGAGATCTATAAGAACCATAAGCAATCAGAACTATTAGAATCTGAAGCTGAAAAAAGACACTATGAACGAATGGCTAAAGGTGAGATTGAATATCAAAGAGATGTGTATGATCAGCAAGACAAATCATGGAAAGATGAATTTGTTTTAATCGTTGTTTGTATTCCTATTCTTGTTCTATCTTATGCAGTTATTAGTGATGATATTAATATTAAAGCTAAATTAGATTTGTTCTTTGATTATTTTGGTAAGTTCCCTTCTTGGTATCAATGGTTAATCGTTGGTATCTTCGGTGCTATCTACGGATTAAAACCTAGCATTGACGCATTCACTAAAAAATAATGTCTGATCAAATCTCTACAATGTTTGGACAATCTTATTCTAAAAAGAAACCTACGTTGCTATCGCAGCAAGGATCTAACATTAAAATTAAACTAAAGAAAAAGAATGGCAAAAAAAAATCTTGAAGGTAAACATATAAGAAAATCTCCTAAGAAGAGAAGAGGCAGACATACTAAGCGTGTTAATAAGAATAAAACTTATAAAGAATATGTTGGTCAGGGGAGAGTATAGTTTATGTTAAATGTCAAATGTATTTTTTGGTTAAGAAAAGGATTTTGTGCTTTACTAAAACAGTGTAAATGCTTTAAGATAAATGAGGATGACTACAACCCTTTTAGAGAGAAATTATAATGGTTAAAAAAATTTATCAAAATCCCAGCGGTGGATTGAATGAAGCTGGTAGAAAATATTTTAAACGTACAGAGGGTTCTAATTTAAAAGCTCCTGTAAAGACTGGTACAAATCCAAGACGAGTTTCTTTTGCTGCGAGGTTTGGTGGTATGAAGGGATCTTTATTATCTAAGTCAGGCAAACCTACAAGATTAAAGCTAGCACTTAAAGCCTGGGGATTTGGATCAAAGGAAGCTGCAAGAAACTTTGCCGCCAGAAATAAAAAAAGTTAATCAGTAAAAAAAGTCTTTCAAATTTAAACGTATATGAGTTTTTAAAGGTGGGTACGATACTTAGTACCCCCCAATTTTGAGGGGTACATTGTTTTATTATAATGTCATGAAATCCGATTGGCTTTGAATTTCATCTGGAATATATATTGGTCTTTGTTTTAATTCATACACATCTGTATCAGTTGGATTTCTTTCAAACCTAATACTAAATGTTTGTTCGTTTATTTTATTATCAGTTAATAAAGACTGCCAACGAGATTTATTTTCTTGCAATCTTTTTATTCTGTTTGGAATATCATCAATATCTTTTTGAATGCTTTCCATCTTTTCTTTTATTTGTTGTTTTTGTTTTTCAATCATAGACTGAATAACAAAATTTTTATCTTGATCTATAAGTGAAACATTTTCTCTAGACCAATAAAGTTTTGTTTTAGATTTAGACGTTCTTAAATCTGTTTGTTTTCCTTTTAGATAAATATGAAAACCAGACTTATGAAAGTAGTAGCCATATATTTGTATTCTTTTTAAATGACCACTAAAATCAGAATAGACTGAACCTTGCCAAAATAACTTTGGTCTATTCCAAGTTTCTTTTATTTTACTTTTATCAAACATAATTTCTCCTTTGTTGTTTTTTATTATTTAGGTAGTCTACCATATTGGTTATCTTATGTCAAACGATATTTTATTAGGAATATTTTTTTTAATTTATTTTATTGAAGACTAGACGACAAAAGTTTTAGGGTGTATGCTGGTTGAGTGCGACAATTTTTTACAAATGATTTTTTTAGAAAATAAAAAATGGGTAAAAGAAAAGAAATATTAAAGAGCTGTGGTAACTGCCATATCTGTGGCAAGGAGCATATGTCAAATGAGGGGGGTTGGGTTATAAATGCAGAGAAACTTAACTTCTGCCATAGTCTTGATCATAGTTGCTATGATATTTACTTTAATAATGTAAGAACATCAGAGAAACAAAAGGTTGTCATAAATACAGAAAATGATAAGCGTATGAATATGTACATTGAGTACTTAAAAAAACTAAAGTGCAAACATAAATATGCAGGAGAATAAATGCCACTGAATAAAAAAGGTAAAAAGATTTTAGCAGAAATGCAAAAAGAATATGGTAAAGAAAAAGGTAAAGCTGTATTCTATGCGTCAGAGAATAAAGGAACTATTAAAGGTGTAACAGGAAAGATGGCTAAAGGATTCAAATCCTTGCTATCAATGTAATATGGATAAATCTAAATATCATAA